GGCAGGGATCAGTCCGTAGGGATTGACGCGTTCCTCCCCGTCCCAGTCGCTCTTTACGAAATTCCGCTGCCATTCCCGCGTGGAGACTTCCCCGTAAATCGTCCCGTCGATCCGGTAACCATATCGGACAGCGAACAAGGATCGCTCCTCCATGGTGTCGTCGTACACACAGAAGAACTGCTTCGGGCTGAGGACCTTCATCCGGGTCTCTGCCCGCTCATTCTGGTAGAAGTACTCCCAGGCATGGCCAAACTTAAAGCAAGCCTTGAACAGCCTGCCCTCGTGGTCAACGATATGATTCCTTTTCTCAAACTCCTTCACGGCTTCATCCACCTGGTCATCCGGGAAATGCTTCTGGATGGGGATGCCGTAGCCGTAGCCGAAGGATATGTTTGTGATGTACTTCGGGAAGTTGACTGCCAGCCGGTTGTCCGGTTTCCAGGCTTCCTTGTCCGGCTGCCGATAGATATCGTGGTAGCCCAGGAAAAGTCCTTCCAGGTAGTCATACCGGCGCAGCTGCGTCCGGTGCTTGTCGATGTATTCCTTTACCAGCTGCATTGTGACCGGCTTATCCGGATCACACAGCAGCGGGCGGGGAAGCTGGTATAAATGCTTTGCCCTTGCCATTTAAATACCTCCGCTGAATGTCTGGACGACGACGCCCCTGGGCTTCCGCCATCCTTCTATGCCGTACCTCATGGAGGCCATGGCATCATCAAAAAATGGAACTGGCTCATCGAGATAAACATTCCGCTTATCATCATGCTTCCACTTCCATTGTGAGATCTCTTTTATAAAATTAACATTTGATGGATGAATGTAGATCCTCCGGCTGACCGGCCGGCCGCTGCCATCTTCCGGAATGCCCTTCAGCCAGTCGATCTGGGCTTTGACGCTGTTCTGTTCCTTGCTTACGCCGCGGGCCAGATAGCCGGCATTCCGCCACATGTTGATCCGATCCGGCTCAGCAGAATCGCACCACATAACTTTGTTCTTAGGGATACCGGTGCTGTTTGCCGTCTGGATCCATTCGGCGGTATCCTTCTCGTATCCGTACAGCCCGGGGAGAACATAGATGTTTCCATCCTTCCATCCAAAAGGATAGATCGCATTTGCATGATTGAAACCGAAGTCCTGCCCGATCGCGACATCGTCATACCACTGGAGATCCAGCAGGATTTCTTTTACCTCCCAGTTCTTCAGGATCAGCCCTGAGGTCTCGCCCCAGTTTCCGAGTCCGTAGACCTGGTAGCCTTCCGGATCCACCTCCCGGCGGCGCTCCATCCTGCGGTAATACGCCTCGTCAATGAACCGGTTGTCCCGGTACGTGCTGTGATGCGTGAGGACATCCGGATCCGCCCTGTCGAAGAACTGCTGCTTGATCCAGTGATGCGCAGAGACCGGATTGAATGTCATCCGGATCTGGTAGAACTGCCCGTCCGGAAGAACACCACGGAGTCGGTCATCGATAATCTCGAAATCGGCCTGTGTGAGCTCCGTGGCTTCCTCTATCCATACATCCGTAAGCTTTCCCCGCTTGAAGGTGATAGATTTCAGTTTCTCCCGCTGGGCATCATCCTTCACGCCACGGAAGATGATCTGGTTCCCGTTTATCCGGCACTCGATCAGCATGTTGGAAGTATTTATGTACCAGTATCTTTCCCAGTCTTTTCCGAAGATCCGGAAGATAGCGCTCTGCAGCTCCGCAAAGGTGCTGTCCCTGTTTGTCACATCTGCTTTGCGCACACAAAGCAGATTCCTGCCCGGATCGTTAAGGAGCCGGAGGATGTAGTGCTGTGCAGTGTCCATGCTCTTTCCAGAGCCAGCTGAACCACGAAGGAGCAAATACCGTTTTCTGGAGCGGTCGACATCACGGAAGATCCGGTTCGCCTCGACCCTTATGTTCAAGGATCACCATCTCCCTCTTTCTCATCTCCATAATCCAAAGTGATGTTAAGCTCGCCATCTACATGGGTATCCACGTCCTGCTTGTCACGCCAGAGCTCAGGCTTCCGGTTTTTAAGCCAGAAGATTTGCGCTGTCGTGTCCGGCTTCACATGCTTCGTAGACTCCTTCGTGACGACCATTTCATACTGCCCGCTTACAGGATTGAACCGGCGCTCCCTGGTGGTCTCAGTGTAATCGTACCCCATTGCATTCCGATAGAGCGCGCTCTCAACCTCCCGGTCGACAACCTCTTTACCCTTTTTTAAGGACTCAGAAATCTCAGGATAGCTGTCTTTCCACGCGTACAGGGTACCCGCAGCTATCCCCATGTTTTTTGCGATCTGTTCGTCGGTAAGGCCGTCTCTTGCCCATCCTTCGATCTTCGTCAGGCCTTCCGGCGAAATCCACTGTCCATATTTACCTTTCGCCATCTGGCCTCACCTCACTTTGCCCAGTCGATTCCGTACTTTTCTATGATCGTCCGGAAATCCTCAATATCGTGCGGCACGATCTTCGCACTTCCATTCCCGTCAATGCCAATGTGCAGGAGCTCGTGATACATCAGGATCCGCTTCTGTTCTGTATTCAGATCTGCAATATTCGGAAGATATATCACGATCAGAAAATCATACATCGTCAGCGCCTGGTAAATCTCCGGAACTCGGATACATTCAGCAAAGACAGCCTGGCCGCTGCTCTTTTTCTCTTTATCCGATGCCAGAAAGCAGATCTGGAAGCCTCTGGTTCGGATCCACTGCAGATCTGGTCTGTCGTTCAGGACCTCGCAGCCAAGCTGCTCCCATTCATCGCTATGCCAATACATAATTCATACTCTTAAACAAAAGGACAGCCAGAGATCATCTGGCTGCCCCGCGTAGGAAGGAAAACATATGAAAAATGAAGAACCCTAAGCTTTTACAGGTACAATGATAAACCGAAATAATGTCCCGTGATTACGGCAACTTCAAACTCCTGTCAATGTATTCACCCAGCTTCTGTATGTCATTGCGAATCAATTCGGCTGAAACATGTATTATTTTTACATCAAGCCCTAAAGCGAATTGAACAACAGCTTCACGTTCGGAATACTGATCTCCCTTATGAAATGTCTTGCCATCAACCTCCACAACAAATCTTTGTTCGGGAATAAAAAAATCAACACGATATCCCCGTACCTTCTGTTGTGGGATTATCTTGTATCCAAGATGTAGCAATTCAATTGCAACCATAGCCTCCGGAATACTCCCGTATTTTTCCTGCGCCCGCTTTGCTGCTTTAATGGCCTTGTCATAAGAATCAAAATTCTTAATCTGCCGTTGCATCTCATCCAGCGCTTGGTTGAATCGCCGTTCGTTCTTTGTCTCGATCTGGTTAATCAGATCGTCAACGGCTGCCTGCTTCTTGTGTTTCAGACCAAGTGAACAAGCATCACAGATAAACTCCTTCTTTCGACCATATACTGCCCTTTTAACTTTTCGCCCACAACGACAACAAGGCACGATGTAAACTAAACAACCACGACCACCTCTCCATACATGATTAGGATCATAATAATATTCGATCCCATCAAGGTCCGCTTCTCTTTTTCCCATGCTCAAATCCTCTTAGCCATCTCATAAATAAAACGCCTACGCATACTATAATACAAATCTTTACCGCATGGAATTCCATTGTCTTGCAGATAATGAAAAGGATAGTCATGACAGATCCCAAGGATCAGCCAGTCGCAGAACACTTCGCCTCCGATTTCGTACGCCACGTGGTCAATCATGTCCTTTTTTCGAGAAATGGCAGCTCTCCGGATTGCTAGGTCTGCTGTTGGATCCGAGTCTCCGGAACCCTGTACTTTGTCCAAATCATACGCAATTCCTTTACTGGTATTCGTCAAAGCGTCTAATTCGGTTTTCCACTCCGGGTACTGCTTGCAGAAATGAATTACCGTCAAAAACGCCTCTTTTGGAACGTACCATTTACTTTTTGCGCTCAGCGGTTTGTGGTCTCCCACTGGATTTAGCCTCCTTCCATAACTTTTTAAGCCGACCTCCCTCAATGCTGAACTTCCCATCATATGCCACCCGAATGATTCTGGTGTGCTGCTTGAGGTCATCCCGCATAGGGAAGCCGTGTGAATCTACTTGCATTTATTCTCCCTCCAATATCGCAAGGATCACCAGCGGGATCAGTATCGCGCCGGCCAGAATAAAGATCGTCATATCTGCCTCCTACTTGTCCCAGTACAAACTGATCCGTATCGCATCATCTTCTGCATCCATCATGTGAACCGGCGAATCA